TTCTTCAAACCTTTAATCACTTTTTTTATTTTTGCTTTTGCTTTTTTCATATTAACATTTCCATCTTCTACGCGCCTGACGGAGTCTTGAATTAGGATCTTTGGCGGCTTTAGGAAACTTTTTCATCTGTCCTGCGCTTCTTGCACAGAATGATTTACGTCTTTTAGCAGCTTTAGATCCTGGTTTGACTTTGCCAGTGACCGCTGTTTTTAGTTTGGAGCCGGGATTTGCTCTTCGATATGCAGCCACTCCGGCTCTTGTCATGCCTGCACCTTTTTCCGTTGGACGGAAATTTTTTTTATTTCTTTTGGGCATCTTATCCTGTCGTCTCATTATCTCATACCCATTCTTCTAGCCATAAATCCACCCATCATGGCCTGTTTTCTTTTTGCAAATGTTTTAACATTTGTTGGTTTACCACCAACACCCTGTGCTACTGCTCTTTTCCTTTTAACAGCTGAACGTCTCTGTCCCTCTGACATAGATCTTGCTTTTGCAAGTGGGACACATTTTGGATACTTACGTTTTGCATCTGCTTTCTGTTTTGATCTTCCGCACTTTGAGAAAGAACCATCTTTCTTTTTACTTCCTATGTCTACCCACTTCTGAGCAAACCATTTATCAAGTCCGTTCTTTGCCATGGCATTAAGAATTCTTTCCGATAGCTTCTCTGTTCATTCCTCTTTTGCAGAGTCCACCACCACGTAAACCTTGTCTCTTTAATCTAGATGTTGCCTCCATTAATCCACCCTCAGCTTTGCTGCCTCTAAAATCTTTTCTCTTTACACCAGACGGATCTTTGATCTTACCTGCACAGATTTTGCTAGCGTAGGCGTTCGCGTATGCTGACGGATAAACTCGAAATTTTCTTTTCGCTGCGGCCTTACCTCTTGGACATAGTTTAGTCATTATGATCTCGCTGTTTGTTTTGCTCGTTTAAAGTCAGATGCTTTTGGTGCACCCTTCGCACCTTTTTTACGCATCTTACCACCACGTTTTCTTTTAGCATGTATATTTGCATATAAACCTGGTTTAGCCATTACACCTTCTTGTTTCTTTTGGCCATGGCTTTTGCTATTGCCATGCCTCTAGCTTTTTCATATTTGCTTAAATCTCCGCTCTTATCTAGATCAGATTTTTTAGCATCAAATTTTATTTTAGTTTTTGCTGGAAACGCTTTTTTTATTTTATCAACATTTGTTTTTGGTTTTGGAGTTCCTTTGCTGTAACCCATTCTTTTACCCATGAATCCACCACCCATTCTTTTATCTCTTGGTTGTTTACCTTTGCCTGCTTTGCTAGGAGAAAATGTAAAATCATCTCCTTTAAAAGCTTTGTTTTTACTTTCAAATAAAGTTTGTTTTAATTTAGCACCGGAAGCTTTTGTTTTTTGCTTTTGAATAGCTAGTGCGCTTTTTGATTTCTCTAATTTTGTTTTTGGCACATTTGGTTTAAAACTTGTAATAGTCGGAGAAACTTTACCTTTACCTTTAAGAGCAGCTTTAGCTGCATTATATGTGTAACTTAATATACCCATTATTTTTTTCCTCCGTTTCTAAAAATCTGTGTGCCCTTTATACCATAAATACTTGCTACGACAAGTATCCAGAGGTTTGTGAACCATGACGGGAGCTGCGAGAACATCTCAAAGAACAATTTTACCTTGTCCATCGCTGTTGGGTCATCCGATATGACTGCGTAAGCGAGCACCACCACGGGCAAACTGAGAATTATCAAAACTGCCTCGTCCTTCCAGTCTGACTGTCGGGCCTCTAGCAATTTACCTTGGTATTGTTCCTCACCACGGGCCATACGATCGGCATGCAAAAGTTGTGCCTCTGACATTGCCATCTTCGTCTTCTGCTTGTTAGCATAAATCTTACTTCCAGCAGAGACGGCTAGTTTAATCGCCGATAACCACATGATTAGTACGCTTTAGAGTTTCTTTTTTTCTCTGCTAACATTCTTTTCTGACCGCCAACTGGCATCTCAGGTTTTCCTGTAGCAATATAGTTAAAAGCTTGGTCAGCAGTCGTTTTAGATCTAGGATCTACCTCGATACTCTGCTCTGCAACCTTAACTTCTTTTATTTTATCTAGTTTTTGCATTTATGCTCCTTTTTTCACTCCTTTTATAACACCTTTGTTCTTAGATGCATAGAATATCTTTTCACCCTTCTTTTTACCATACTGTTTCTTCATCGATTTCATGATTTTTTTACCTTTTTTGTTTAATGGCATTAATCGTCCTCCACCATGACAGCTGCTTTTTGCACACCTGACTTCGCAAGGCTAACTCCGGCCCTTAATTTTGCTAAATCCTCATTTTGATCCATCTTATCCTCTGCGATCTCGCCCTGTTGCATCAATCTCGCTCTTGCAAGGTCGATCTGGGCCTCATCATTGTCTTTTTTTCGCTCATTTTCCATCGCACGAAGGTCAACCTCACGTGATTTTAGTTTTAGAAGAGGGTCATTGTCAAATTGTGATGTGATTTTCTTCTCTTCTTTCATAAATTCCTCTGTCATCTCTGCGATCAACACGGATTTTCTAGCCTCGACCTGATTTGTGAGTGCCTGAAGCTGTGCTTGTATCTGTGGATTCATGGCTGCCTGCTGTTGCATCATCATCATCTGCTGTAACTGCTCTCTGAACTCTAATTGTACCTGTTCTTGTGCCATCAGACTGATATGTTCCAAGATATTTTTCTGTATCGCTGCCATGACCGCAGGATTATTTCTGACAATATTCGTCGACATGAAATTTAGGTGAGCTGTGATGTGTGCTCTGTGGTCCTGACCAGGAAAAGCCTGAAAAGGTTTGCCAGCCAATGCATTTATGTGTTCCATACTTGGGTCCATTGGCGCTGTTGGCGCTGGTGCAGGTAAAACCGCATCAACATTTTTCACACCGATCGCCTCGTACATGTTTCTGTATATCTGATACATGTTGTGTAGCTGTGGATTTGATGTTGCTATCTGCAACTGTGTCTGTGCTAGTGTGATTCTCTGTGACATCGAGAATATATTTGGATCTGCAACCGGCACGACATCAACCCTGTCATCGAAATCTGCCTGTTTGATATTTCTTGCACCACCCACAACATCGTATGGATATTCTGGTGGCAGATATTGTGATACCACTTTTGATAATAGTTTGAATTCTTCCTTCATCGCTGCGTAACATCTCTTGTGTATCGCACTCATGACTCTCGAACCACGCTCTAATAATGCAACTGTTGTACCAACCGCTGCTGCCTGGTTACCATCACCAACCTGCATGTCAGCAATGCTTGCGAATCTCTGACCAGCTTGAACAACAATACCTAAAAGATTTAATAGTGTCTGTGATGGTTCTTTGTAGGGTAATGGAAAGAATGCATCACGTAAACTACCACCCGGTGCATCCACATCTTTGAACTCACCTGGTTGTATTGGAGCTGCCTCGTCTCTGACTCTGACACCTCTCTGTTTAAATCCTGCTGGTAGGTTTGATAAAGTCCCTGCGTCTAATAATTGACGGAGAGCCGCCGTTGCCGTCCTGGCAGAAACTTGAAGTGGACAAAATATTGGATCTTATTTTTCTTTAGATCATTGGGCGCATAGTTTCTCCGTATGGAGAGCACTACTCGGCTGCCTTCTTCTACAGTTACAATGTAGGGCAATTTTATTCCTGTTGGTTCACCGTTGGCACCAACCTCTTCGAAACCTTCCAAATCAAGATTTACATGACACTCTAACAGAGTATACACAGGTTCTTGTCTACCTGTCTTTTTGGTTCCGTCTAATTCTTTTTCTTTTTTATCAAGATCATTTTTTTCTACATGACCTGGCGGTCCTAATTCTACATCTCTGTAGAAACCATTGACCTGTTGTTTTTTTAATTCGTTCTCTGAAATTTTTATCGTGTGTATGACAGACTCTGCATCCTCAATACTTGTTGCAGTGTATGGCACAACCAATTCATCTGCTGGCACAAACTTTGATACTGCTCTGCCCATGGGCACATCGTAGTAGACTTTTTTAAATGTAGAACCTGCAAGTGGTAGA